TCAAGGTGCCGAACGTGTATTCGCCGCCCTCGGGGATGGCAACCAGTGAGGATGCCGCCGAGAGTTGGATCTTCTTGATCGACTTGAAATCCGGCGCGGTGGCTTTCTTGGCCCATGCGCTCCACGTCTGAGGAGCCAGCGCGTAAGCCTGCCTGAGTGACTTGCCCATGACATCGGCAAGGATGCTTGGGAAGTCGCTGGTAGAGTGTGCGCCCGCAAGAGAGACAGTCTGGCGGAACTTGGAACGGCTCATCAGGATGTTGGCAACCTGATTACGGCCCATAGTGAACGCCTGCTGAAAGCCGTGTGCGGCCAACAGGTGGCGGCCCATATCGACGATTGAGAGTCCGTCGAATTGGTCGGCTCGCTGGTGAACCTGACGCGGCTTGTAGCTGTTGCCCGACAGGACCGCGACGCCCTTGCGGTCAACCTCAATCGGCTTGTTGCCAGCGCGGAGCAGGATCGCATCCACGATGGCCGGGCCGATGGTGTCCTTGTTCAGGTTGTCCCCGACGATGACGGTCGGTGAACCGCTGAGAACGGTTGGCTTGTGGGCCTGCGCCTTGAGCGAGAGTGCGACCGAACGCGCCTGTTCAACGGTCTTACCGCTGGCGAAAGTCGCGTTGACCCATGAGGCGTCAAGGCCCGCAAGGGTTGCGATTTCCTGGATGCCGTTGAACCGTGACAGCACGGCAGCTTCCCCATTCGCGCCGGAGTTCGCAGCGGGTGCCGAACCCTGAGCCGGTGCCGGGGTTGCGGCGGGGGCAGCCGCAGACGCGGTGGCATGGCTGGCAAGCGATGCCTTTTGTTCAGCGGTCAGCCCGGCAACAAAAGAGTCGGTGACTTCGGGGGTCGCGTCGGGTGCCAAGCCGAGCGATTGCAGATATTTCATCTGCGTTTCGGTGTACTTCATCATTAGCCCTTTCTGTGGCGTTGATGGTTTTTGCTCGGCAGGCAACACGCCTGACGACGTTTGAGACGATGCAAGCAGGCCTGTCGGGTTTGCGGCTGGTGTGCCGACCCAATCGACGGCCCGGACTTCTGATAATCGGCCTACACTTTTGCCGTTTTCAATGACAACGTGCAGGTCCGGGAGAACGGCAGACAACCCGATCTTGTCGGGCATTTCTGTAGCCAGTGCGAAGATTCGCGCCCGCTGTGCTGGTGTCGCGCCAGCGGATACAACAAAGTCGCCACGGGCTTGATTGCCCACGACACGAGCGTTTTCAATGCGGCCTACGATCAGATCGAAATCTTCCTGAAACTCAGGGTCGGATAACTCCGGGTGAGTCTGCCGAGACTTGACCGACCCGGCCTTTGCGATCGCGTCAACCACCTGTGAGATGGTGACTGAATCGACCTCAAACTCAGGATGATTCGCCGGGTACGCCATGCCAGTGGTCATCAGCGCGACGTTGCGGATAACACCTAGTTCCGCGTCGATTTCGATATGTGACGCTTGGCCTTGAGCCAGTGCCGCTATTAGTTTCTTTTTCATTGTGTGGGCTCCGGTACGGGGTTTCCAAGCGATGCCCGATAAGCCGCTTCCTCTGCAAGCTGGTCTTGCACTTCGTACCAATCGCGCCCGCGTTCTAAGGCTGCTTCCTCATTCGACATGATGCCTATGTCGATAGCCTCTTTGGTGGCTTTCAAGTCCTTGACGGGATCAACCCACGGATAAGCAGGCCCGCGCCAAACTGCGTAAGAGAGTTGAGCCAGATTGACGCCCGGACCGAACCGCCCTTCAAGCGCGGCAAAGCGGACGAACAATTTCCAGACCGGGGTAAGCAAGCACTCATCCAACACTTGACGGACCATTTCCGTCTCACGCCGATCCTCGCTAAGAGCCTGACGCAAACCGGAAAAATTTGTGGTCGTGAAGTCCCGCGCTACCTGTTCATAAGACGCGCCCATGCCTGCTGACGATGCCCTGAGTTGGGCCTGGACGAACGGCTGATAAGAGCCACCCGGACGGGTAGGCACAAACGGTTGGATTTCTTCACCCGGTTGCAATTCGGCAACCATGAACGGCAGAGACGCGAATTGGTCCATTGAACTTTGCTGATTTGTTCGCTCGCCGGTTTCAGGATCAATGCCGAGTGATTCACGCATGCCAGCGTTATCAGATTTGATAACCAGACCGATATTCGCCTCTGCCCTTGCCGCGACTAATTGCGCCCGGTCGTATTCACTCAGCCCCCGCAGCCGTTCCATTGAACACGCCATCGGAGACATGCCGCGAGTTTGCCGCGCCCTGTCGGGATCGTATACGTGGATGATCGTGTCGGCAGGGTGCCGCACGGCCTCATTTAGCATCGGTGTCGGCCTGCTGGTGCCAACAATATCGTTCGGGTGACGTGGGTAAACCCAATAGGCGACAGGTGCGCCAAATTCGTTTACCTCAATGCCACCGCGTACCTCGTTATTGTTTTCGCCTGCCGTGCGGTATCGGTCGAGTTGTTCAGATTCGATTAACTGGAAAGACAACCCAACGCCGTTCATTTTGCGTTGGTAGGCGATCTTTAAAAAGCACTCGCCCACGGTTGCAAACTCGGAAACAGCCCACCGCTGGATACCTGTAAAGGTCCGGCGATGTTCCATGTCCACCAGCATCCTGTCTGTGGCCCAATCCCAAAAAAGCCCGCGCAATAGCTTATTCTTTGCCCTGTCCAGCTTGCCGTCTAACAGTCTTACTTGTGGGGCCGGTTGCATCCCTGTACCCACCGCTGATCGGTCCATGTATCGGACATAGGACTTTGCATAATCGTTATTGCAAACCATGTCCCGCGCCCGCGCATCTACGGTCGCTTTGTCGGGGATGATCGCCGCATCTGGGGAAAGATTCTTAGCCTGCCAGTCGCGGTTAAGCCGGTCTTTCGACGCGGCCCGGTAAGCAGACAGCGCGGCGAATTTAGTGCGGTTTACAAGCCGCTTCAATGCCACGCCGGGAGCGAATACCGCAATCGCTTTATCAATCGCATTGGCAATCATCGGCACCTCCCGCGAAACGTGCCGAGGATGAACGGAGACTTGCCAGACCTTGATACGCGGGTTGCGTACAGGTCGATGATCTTTTGCAGTTTGTCTAAATCCTGCGCCCCATAAGACCGCCCGTTAATGGTGTACGTAGCAGCCGGATTGCTCACGATTTCAAGCAACGCGGTACGGGCAGCGTCAAGGATTTGTTGGTCGGTCGGTACGGCCATGCTCTTATCATGGCGATAGAGACGGCTTGCATAAGACAGTCAATCCTATGGGATAGGATATTGTGGTAGGTTTTTCCTATAGGCCAATCCAATAAAAAACCCGGATGATTAGTCCGGGTCTAGCTTCGTGGTTCGCTGCCGCTGCGTCACACGGCCCATGTCCAGCCAGCATTACGGGCACTCACGATTTACCCGATGATTGCAGTTTTGAATTAGGATGGTTGATGAAACGCCAGCCCGAAAGACGATACGGCCAACTCCGCGTCTAGCCGCTCAGATAGCGCATCCGTGATGGACTTCGCAACATATTGGATTCTGTCCTTTGTTCGATACTTGTTGCCGGTTTTTGATACGACGCAAGTGTATTCGTCAAGGCCATCTGATTCAGAATACATCTCGGAAATCTGATCGACGCCAATGATAAAGCCGTCTTTGTTTGATGATTTATGCCCGTCGTACTTAAACCCGATCAATAATTCATTGCTCATGTTAATCCCTTTTCAGTACGCCAGCACCTTTTGGTTCTTTGCCCCGCAAGCTTTACAGTCGCAAAACTGGATACGCGGACGACGCCAAACACCCGGCTTGATTTCCATGTGCGAATCCGAACGCCGGGTAGTAATCACCCTGAGCCGGTCAGACCCACACGCCACGCAACGCGGGTTAATCCGAACCGTTACCGCCTCCGGGTGTGTCACTTGTCCCACGCGGTTTGTATCCGCCTTGGTTGCGGCCTCAGCACTTGGCTTTGTTGCGCCGGTGCCGGGCTCGCCGTCGTCCCCAATGCTTTGCGCGGCGTCTGGCTGTGGAATGCGCGGACGTTCAACTCGCCGCGCTCTGCCAGGATTTCCGCCAGCGCCTGGATGTAAACTTCGCAGTCCCACCAGTGGTTCGGACGCCCCGCCGTTTTTGGTCTCCATGCCCATCGCTTAACTCCCTGTTTGGATTTCTCATGAACGTAATGTTCGCTGGTAATGTGCTTCAAGTATTCTAACGAAGCGTTCGCGCAAAGGTTCCACGAACCGGGCAATCCGGCAGGAATTTTCATCGCCGACGCAAGCCGCGATTTAAACCGGGTTGTATCAATCTGCCAGACCCAACGTGGGGTAGATTCGCGGGGGGCCACGTTCACCCGCTCGGCAGGCTTTACCCGACTCAACATGCCCTTCACTGGTATCGCGCCTTTACGCCTTTAACCGCGTCTGTGTGCGCAATGACTTCATCCGTGCGATAGCCTGAGTCAATCGCCCGCGCATAGCACCGCATCCTTACGCCGGGTTCGCCGACGAACGCATAGCCATCAACCGCGACAATCCGGTGAACATCTTCCAATGAATCGACCTGATCGTAATCAATCAGCCACGATTCCCCATTAGGCCCGTATCCCCGGACCACGTAAAAAACGCTGTGCTGCTGTACGTCAACGCCGCACAACAAAGCCTTGACTGTTGGTGGAATCTCTTTCGCCGGGTATTGCGCTACCTTTACTTTGTCGGACAATGCCGCGTCGTCTGGAGCCTCTGCCGATTCTGCCCACGGTTCACCAAGCCATGCGTTTTTAAACACGCGGAATGTTTCAGGGTCGTCTTTGACTTTGAGGAATTTAGCCACCGTCGCGGACCACGATACCCACGGCGAATAAAGGCAGTTCAGCCAATAGCCACGGTTACGGGTCCGGGGTGCTACGCCGTCAATGGTTGGCCTCTGCCTATCGTCCCCGTCAAAGTCATAGGCTGAGACTATACGTTGCGAATCAGGCACCCACACGCAACGCGCAATCATCCAAGGCTGGTCTGCCTCATGAATCAGTGACGCGCAACTGACACAACGTAAGTCAGCCAACTTGTCTAACTCGATAATCTCCGGGTCTATCTTTGAGTCAAAAACAAGGTTCTCAAACTTCAAAACTTGGTAGTGTCCGCAATGGGGACATGGCACGTAACACTTTCGCTTATCTGACTTCTGGTAAAGCTTCCACCCGCTAGCATCCTCTGTGGTCGGGGTCGTCACGGCCACGGCCTTAGCCCGGTATCCGAACGTCTCCAGCCGCTTTAACAACAACTCCCAAGTATTCCCAAGTTTGCCCGCCGCAAGTTCGCAGTTGTCAATCTCATCAAACACCGCCACGCCGATAGTCTTACGAATCAGCGTACCCGGACTCGTAGCCCACCCGCCGTAAATGTCGCATGAGTCAAGGCTGATATGCTCCTCGGTTGCCCAATTGCCGCCGAGGATATGCTCCCGCAACTTCTCCGACGTTTCAAAGATTGACTTAACACGCCCGCCAAACTCATCTTGCACATCCGGCTGTGTCGGCAGCACGTACATGATCGGCATTGGCCTTGCGTCAACCGTGTACCCCAAAATGTTATTCAGCAGTTCCGTGCCACCAACGCGAGCGCACTTGAGCAGCATGATTGTTCTGACATTCGGATCAGCAAAGGCGTCCATGATTTCGCGCAAATAGGGGA